TTTGGTTAACTGTAGTAACAGTTGCGTTACCACTAAAAGTAACCGCTACTTTAAACGCTGCCATTGGATCGTCAACTACATAAGCAAATGCGCTGGTAGCAGCAGCATTACCTGGATAGTATTGAGCCTGAACAGTTTGACCTTGAGCGTTAACATACTGAACACCCATAAACACACCATAAGTGTTGTTTGCGGCTGCTGTAGTAGCGTCAACAGTTACGGTTGATTTTTGAATAGTGCCACCTGCGGCTACACGAACAATATCCCCGTTAACAATCGCAGTGTTATAAGTGCTTGCGATTGGTATTAAACGAGTTGCACCAGCGTAAGGTTTACCATCTACGCTGTTAATTGGTGTTAAGCCATAGGGAGCATCAACGGTTGGATAAGCCATTTAAATCTCCTAGATTAAAAATTAATTACCTTTTCCAAAAGAACCCACCGTAACCTTACCTTCATTGAAGAGGGGCATACGAGGATCATTCTGGCGCATAAGAGTGTTCTCTACAGCCCTCATTTGAGCATCAGCTTGGTCAGTGTAATGTTTATTACGCTGGTTAACGAACTCAATTGGAGTTTTGCAAAGTAACAATCCGCCAATCTCAATATTGTCTTTAAAACGACTATTGGGATCAACTAACAGTTGAAACTGTGGTTGCTCTTCAACACTAACAGGTTCCCATCCTTCTCTTAACTTCCCTGAGAGGTTGCGAGGATCGGCTTGTTGCAAAGTTGAAACGCGAATCCATCTGTAGGCATATCCAGGCTGCTTATCCGGTTCAGGGAGAAGCTCAGGTTGCGCCCACTGCTTTGGACGTTCTGACTGGGTACGACTTTCTAATTCTCTTTGTAATCTGTTTGTTGCCATTTTAGGACTCCAATTTATTAAGTTCACGGGCGTACTGCTCAGGGCTTAAGCCAAACTTTTTAGCCAAAGCTACTTGCGTTTTAGTTAATACAATCTTTTTTGAAGATGTACTACGTTTCGCAGGAGCTACGACCGTACTTAAACGAGATGTACGTTGAGGCTTTTCTTCCTCTTCGTTTTGAATGTCGGCAAATTCTTCAGGAAATCGCCGTTTTACTTCGTTGTCAATCCGTTTGAAATATTCATCCGTACCGACAAATGCTCTACCAAACTGCTCTTCAAGTTCTTCATGAACAAATACAGCGTATTTACTCATTACTTTCTTGTCAGGGTCTACGTACCAAGGGTTCTTAGACACCCACTCAGCAACTTTATCATTCATCTGCGCAGGCTGCTGAGGCTGCTTTACCTGTATTTGTACATCATTTTCAGAAATTTGTACAGTGGGTTTAAAGTTTTTTGCACGATCAAGTTTAAGTTGCGCACGCATCATCTCTTCTTGAGCTTCTGCTAGTGCATCTGAATCACCCGAGTCATACGCCTCTTTATAGTTCCGACGAGCCTGAGCAACCTCTAATTCAGCTGAGCTTTGATAGGTTGTGATTAACTCTTTTTCACCTGTCTGAAGCATCTGTTTGAGGCGTTTATTCTCATCCAGAATGCTTTGCGCCGCTGCTAAAGCCTCTTGTTGCTCACGCAGAGCTGCTTCTTTTGCCCTACGCTCATCGTGCCAAGCTTTTTTGTATTGTGTAAACTTATCCTTTACATTTTTAGAATAGTCTTTGGACGTGTCTGCAGTCTCAAGTTCTTCTTTAATGTTATCAGGAACGGGGTCGCGGTTACGGTCAGCTGGTGGGGTATCGTCAACTATCTCAATGTCAACGTCCAACGAGCCTTCATCTACCTCTTCCACTACTTCATTTTCCGTAGAGTCTTCTATCTCATCTGGGAATTTGTATTCGTCAAGTTTTGCCATGTTTTATCTCCTAGATAAATTTGCGTTTGATGCCCCGAGGATCTTCAACTACAGCCTCTACGGAGTCATCATTAATAATGCGGAATTCCCGGTCATGGATGACCAGACGGGTGCCAGCATTGGGTCTAACTAGGACAAAATCGCCCTTTTTACACCATGGCCCGTTAGGGAACCTAGTTTTGTCTGTATAACAATCAGGACCTAAATCGACCACAAATAACACTGTAGTCAACAGTTCATCATGCCTACGAGTTTCATCTGACTTAATAATGCCGCTGTCAAATGCTTCTTCAGACTCAGGAATCGCACACAAAATACGGTAGCCTTGCGGTTTAGGTAGCTGTGAGGCCCTTTCTTCTGCTTCTTTGTTCAAAACTGCGCTTAAATCTACTGCTCTACTTAAATCTACTGCTGTCTGTTGGTCACTCATCCGAGTTCTCCATTGCCTTATTAAGGTCGGTTATGTAGTTACGTGCAGTAAGGAGACCTCTCACCTCGCCACACACTTTTTTGTACTCTTCTAAAGTATCTACCCTGCCATCGGATAAAGCTTCTTGGAGTTGCAAAACTTTGTCGTCTATCTGCTTCACTAAGACGTTCATTACTTTGTCAAGTTGCATTAATCACCTTTCTTTGTTTGCCCTTTCTTCTGTCGTTGGGCAATTTCACGTTGTTGTGCAAGGGTAGCTTGATGTTTTATCATCTCTATCCCCGCTTTTTGCCCCTCTACACGTTGCGAGGAGTCTCTATTTTCTCTGTCAGCTAACATCTTTGCGGCTGTTTGCGCGCCAGCTGTTTGTTGTTGGGCCTGGATTCTTTCCCGCTCAACTTGGATCTGCTCTTGTTTGAGCTGTGCATCAATAAGGTCTTTTTGGGCCTTACGTTGCTGTTCTGCAGCTTTAATCTGCAATTCTTGCTGCTGCATCTGAATCAATGGGTCTTGCGCCTGTTGCTGAGCCTGTTGCTGCTGGGCTTCTTGCTGGTTTTGCATCAGTAACTGCTGAGACGCTTGAGCCGCCATTTGCGCTATTTGATCCGCCATTTCTGGAGGCATCTGTGCTGGATCTTCCCCGTCTTTAGGCATTGGAGGAAGCTGCATACCCATCTGTTTTTCAATCTGTAGGCGGTATTCAAAGCCAATATGTTCATTAACGTGAGCCATCATTGCCATCTGTAACTGCTGAGCTAGTTGTGGGTTCATACCAATAATGGATTGGATCTTTGGATCTTGCATTGCCGCCATGTGAACACCAATGTGTGCCTGATGATTCTGCTCAATGAACGCCTTGACTGGCTTGTTCTTCAGGATGTTTTGATTCTCAGTAACAGGGTCGACAGGCTTCATATCGTCTGGCATTGGTACAAGCTTTTGATAGTTCTTAATGCCAAGCACTTCTAACATCTGACGATGTAACAAAGGTAAGTCATATAACTGTGGCGCGCCTTGAGCTAACTGCAGAGCCGCTTGATACTGAACTACTTTTTGCGCCATTGTTGCTGCGTTTGGATCAGAAACTGGAAGCACGTAGACCATGTCATAGTCTGACTGCTTAGCCATGCGACTGCCTTCTTCTGGCTGATAGTTGTATCTAGGAGGCGTGTAGTCGCGGATAATTTCTTTTAGTAGTTGGAACTCTTGCTTCATCGAATAGTGAATGCGCGCTTGAATTTCACTCATTGACTTCAATGTCCGCTCTAAAATAGCCAGCGTTGTTCCTACAGGCGCATTAGCGCTCATATCAGACGCTTGAAGCTCAGTAGAGCCAGCAAATCTACGTCCTTCGTCTACGATTGTTCCCAATAAACTATAGAGAACCTGACTTGGCTCTTTGTATGGGAGAGGCAGGATGTTATCCCGCATAGTCCCACTTGGTACGTCTACATCGCGGAACTCACCTGGGCTAATCGGTGTATCGTCACCCTTTACACGCAAGCCGCGAGTCTTGAAACCGCCGGGTAAATTAGATAGAGTCCCTGCATCAACCAATTGCCGAATAAGACTAGTGCCAGACTTAGCAAAAGCACCGATGAGATGAATAAGGCCAAAGCAATAAAAGCCAAAGCCTGGAACGTAGCCGTAATGAACGAAGTGATTGCGTTTCTTACATGACTCATCTTCTGGCCTCCAGTTACGACGAATAGCTAGGATAGTATTAGTACCCTTTTCAAGCGTCACTACATATGGCAATGCAATCCCTGTAGGCTCACCGTCGTCATCTTTATGTTCAAAGCCTTCTAGGTCAAGCTCAACGTGCATCTCAAGTAATTTAAAGCGGTCATCCGTAGATGCACGGAAGCCCATCTTCTCAGCAATCTTTTTCTCAATCTCGTCCATTACTTGGACTGGGTCGCCTAGGTCTACGTCTCGGTAGAAACCTTCATGCTGGAGGCGACGCACATCGTTCTCTGTCTTACGCATGACATGCGTCACACGTTCTGCTGCCTCTAAGCTAGAAGCTCCATAGGGGACAACTACGTCTTCTGCTGGACAGAACATACTTACTTGGCGCTCTAAGTGTGGGTCGTAGTACACCTTCTTAAACGCATTACCTGCGAGACCCAAGCCCCAAAGCATACGCTCGTGCTCAGGTCTATATTCTTTCATCACATCTGTAATCTGGTAGTTCATGTCCTGCTGAACTCGCTCAGCCGCTGCTTTTTTCTCGGGTGTATCTTTGCCAATGATCTGTGTCTTGACTGGTCCCGCTGCAGGGAACGTCTCCATCATGGTCTCGGCTTGGAACTTAACAAGGGCTTCACTCAGCATTGGGTGATAAACGCCACATGCACCCTCCCAAGGCTCAGCCCGCTCTTCAATCTTCATACCCAACAGCTCTAAGCCGTCTACATAGGTCTGAATCCAATCTTTACGGGAGCTAATGTCTGCGTCGTAGTCGCTTGTTAACTCAGAAGCAAGAGTTTGTAGTGTCTGTTCAGAAAGTACTTCGGCTAAGTTCTGGTCAAAGTCGTCTTCGTCTTTACCTTCTTCAATCCGCAGGATTGGCTCACCGTCAATACCGATCTCAACTGACTCAGGGTCTTCGATAGTTATCTCTAACGCAGGCTCATCACCCATCATTTCTGGGTCTAATTGGTCAAGTCCTAGAGGGGCTTGTGAAAACGACTTTTCTATTGCCATAATCTATCCTTAATAGTACGCTGCTTTTTTGCGGTACTTATATAACATGTCTTCTTCGGGTTCGTCATTTGGTAGACGGATAAATCCCCCCTGCCTGAATCTTAACAGAGCCAATGTAGTAGAGTCTACCAAGTCATCGTTGGTACCGCTAGGAAAATCGTTGCATTCCTCGATTACTTCTTTTGCCCACCTGCGATCTGGTGCCCAGACAACGCCGCCCGCGAACAAGTCTGATACAGCATTAACCCGCGCAATCTTGTCTTGCCCTTTGCCAGGGGTAAACTCCCCGACTGGTATGCCCATCCGCCTAAGCTCCTGATATATTGCAGCGCCGTTAGACTTCTTCTCAACCATGAACGCGTCTGGCTGCCATTCTTTGTACTCTTGTAGACAAAGTTCTTTTAACTCGGGGAACTCCAAACGCTTCTTAATAGAGTTAAGCAGGATGATGTTGTAGTTGTTGACCTCTTCGTTGAAGAAGACCCCCCACGTTGTAAGTGCGTTGTAGTCAGCTCGGTTTGTTGCTTCCTGAGCCGCGTCAAGCGACATAATAGTGAACTCACAGTCTGGCGGGTTCTCCCCCTCCCAGATCTTCCACCACTCCCGCTTAATCAGAGCACCTTCTTCTGACACGGGATTCTGCATGTACTGGGCGTTCCAATACCTTATGTCAAGCGCCGCTTTTTTAGCCAACAACTCTTCCACAGGCCAAAACTCGGGCCAAAGTGCCTCGCCATCGTCTTTAATTGCAGGAAACTCAACTACTTCCCAAGCATCTACGTCTTCATTATTCTCTGTTTGCTTGACAATCTGCCCGGTTAAGTCAAGTTTACTCCAGCGGGTCATTACGACAATAATTGCACCACCAGGCATAAGCCGCTGTAGAGGACCAGACTGGAACCACTCCCAAGCAGGAAGGAAAACGTCGGGTCTGCCTGTCTTAGCCTCTTGCTCCGAGTGAGGGTCATCAATAATAAAAAGGTCAGCACCGCGACCAGCAAGTGCGCCGCCCACGCCGATTGCAAAATATTCTCCATTGAAATTCGTCCCCCACCTAGATGCTGATTTACTGTCGGATTGCAGTTCTATCTGCGGAAAAATGTCCTTATACAGCTCTGAACCAACCAAATTCCTGACTCGACGACCGAAATTAACAGCAAGATCAGCCGTATGTGAAGCCATAATAACTTTTTTTGCGGGGAACTTCCCCAAAAACCAGGCGGGTGCCAGATAAGATATGAGTTCTGACTTTCCATGACGTGGCGCAATGTTGACAATAACCCGCTTCTTCTTGCCTGCAGCAATGTCTTCAAAGATTTGAGCCAATTTAAGGTGA